CTAAAGATCCTCGAATAGCGGGAGTTATTGCGGCGGCTAAAGTACTTAAAAAGAGAAAAGCTCCTGCTATAATCAAAAAAGATGAAGCAGAACAATTAGCTAAAAAATTAAATAAAAATGAACTATATCACGGCAGCCCTACCACAGGAATTATGGGAGCTCTTAAAATACCAAAAGCTAAAGTAGACGAAAGAGCGGGGGATATAACAAGAGGCTCAAGCGGGGGGATATATACTACAACAGGATTATTAGATCCTAGATTAATGTTGTACGCTAAAAAACGTAACCAAGAACTTCCAGGATCAGTTTACGGCGTAAAACCTAAATTCGAAAGAACATATGATGCACAAAATGTTGATCCCGAAATAAGAAAATATTTAGAAAGTAAAGTTACAAGAAAAACTTATAACCCAGACGATATGAATCGACAAACAGCATTCGGCATTGAACAATTATTAGATATAAATAGTAAAGCAAAAAGAGGATTGGGTTATCCAACATATATGGCAAAAGATTTTGCAGACGTATTTAGAGAGATTAGCGAGTTTCGTCCTAATTTAAAAAATTACGATTCATTGTATTTTGGACCAAGAAATAGAATGAGCAGAAAAGCTACAGGGAATTATGATGAATCAGATACTGTAATTTCTTTAAAAGATTTAAATATTCAAAGAGAAATTCCATACGAGGAAATGATAGAACTGTTTGAAAAATCAGGAAAATATTATCCTGGAAAATATTAATGACAGATAACAAAAGAGAAAAGTTACAACTTCTAAAAGGGATTAACTTAGATCACCTTGATAAATCAGAAGCAAAAGAATTTACGGTTCTTTTAGAAGAACTCGAAAAACGCGACTTCCAAGAAAAATCAACAAGTACCTTTATGGAATTCGTCCGTGCGATCTGGACAGATTTTATAGACGGAGACCACCATAAACAAATGGCAGCGGCTTTTGATGATATAGCATCAGGCAAATTAAAAAGGCTAATAATAAATATGCCGCCTAGACATACGAAATCAGAATTTGCGTCTCATTTGTTTCCTGCGTATTTATTAGGTAAAAACCCTAAATTAAAAATTATTGAAGCAACACACACCGCTGACCTTGCGGTTAACTTTGGACGTAAAGTTCGTGATTTAATTGACGGCGAAGAATATAAAGAATTATTCCCTGAAACAGAATTAAAAGCAGATAGTCGTTCTGCGGGTAAATGGTTAACAAATAAAGGCGGAGAATATTACGCAGCAGGTATCGGAGGTGCATTAGCAGGCAGGGGTGCTGATTTATTTATTATTGACGATCCGCATTCCGAACAAGACGCTATGTCTGATAAAGCATTAGACGAAGCTTACGAATGGTTTATGTCGGGACCACGACAAAGATTACAACCTGGAGGCGCAATCGTTATCGTAATGACGCGTTGGTCTAAAAAAGATTTAACAGGTCGTTTAATTAAGAAAATGACACAAGACGAAGGGGCAGACCAATGGAAACTAATTGAGTTTCCTGCAATACTTCCTAGCGGTAAATCATTATGGGAAAACTTTTGGTCGTTAGATGAATTAAATACAATTAAAGCTTCTGTTAGTCCATCGAAATGGGCGTCGCAATATATGCAACGACCGACAGGAGAAGGTATTTCGATTATACCGAAAGATTGGTTTAAGATTTGGGAAGAAGATACACCACCTGCTTGTGAATATATAATACAAAGCTACGATACTGCGTTTTTAAAATCGGAAAGAGCTGACTTTACAGCAATAACTACGTGGGGTGTGTTTTATCCTGAAGGTAAAATAGGCGATGAACATTACAAAGGCGGAGAAGCTCATTTAATTTTAATTGATTGTATAAAAGAACGTTTTGATTTCCCTGAATTAAAGGCTGAAGCTTTACGTTTATATGACTATTGGGAACCTGATACAGTAATTATAGAGGCAAAAGCCAGTGGGATTCCGTTAGTACAGGAATTACGTAGGATAGGGATACCTGTTAATACATTTTCTCCAGGAAAAGGTCAGGATAAGATTGCAAGACTTAACGCAGTTTCTCCAATTTTTCAAGATGGTAGAATTTGGGTACCTGAAAACAGGTGGGGCGAAGAACTTATGGAAGAAGTTTCTGATTTCCCTGCGGGCGAAAACGACGACCTTGTAGATGCCACAACTTTAGCCTTAGCAAGGTTTAGAGAAGGCGGATTTTTAAGTCTTTCGACAGATTACGAAGACGAATACGATTACCCTAGAACGCAAAGGGTTTATTATTAATGAAATAAGTAGTAGAGTTTGTATATATGGCAATAGAAAGACCCCCATTTTCAGTAATTCCAGGAATTCAAGAAGAACTGGATATCGAAATTGAACAACCTGAAATGATGGATCCACAAAATACGGAAGTATATTTAGCAGAAGACGGATCTGCTACAATCGGATTTGACCCTGAAGAAGAAATTGATTTACCTTTCGGCGAAAACATAGCGGAAGCGCTAGATGAACGTCAATTACAAGAAATTGCTAGTGAGTTAGTTGAAAATTACGAAGAAGATTTAAATTCAAGGGACGACTGGTATACAACTTTTAGTAAAGGATTAGATTTATTAGGAATTAGAGGTGAAGAACGTTCTGAACCGTTCGAAGGAGCGTCAGGAGTTCATCACCCAATACTTTCAGAAGCCGTAACACAGTTTCAATCACAAGCCTATAAAGAATTATTGCCTGCGGGCGGACCAGTTGACGTAGAAGTACTTGGAGTTACTAACGATGCGAAGTTAGAAAAAGCAAATCGTGTTAAAAACTTCATGAATTATCAAATAACGTACAAAATGGAAGAATTTGACCCAGAGATGGATCAATTATTATTTTATTTACCGTTATCGGGTTCAGCATTTAAGAAAATCTATTATGATCCGTCATTAGGACGCGCAACATCACGTTTTATTAAAGCGGAAGATCTTGTTGTTCCGTATTACGCGGTAGATTTACTTACCGCACCAAGAATTACGCATGTCATGTATATGACAGAAAACGAAATGCGTAAATTACAAATTTCTGGGTTCTATAGAGAAACTTCTATGAGCGATCCAGCCTCAATATCAACAACAGAGCTCGATGATAAGTTTGACGAGCTAGAAGGATTGTCGAGAACAGCACAAAGTGAAGAATTTACATTGTTAGAAGTTCATGTTGACCTTGATATCGAAGGATTTGAAGATAGAAACGCAAATGGGGAAGAAACAGGACTAGCGTTGCCGTATATCGTAACGATTTGTAAAGATAACAACGAAGTTTTGGCAATCCGCCCAAATTATGATCCAAATGACCCCATGCGCAAAAAGATAGAGCACTTCACCCACTTTAAATTTTTGCCTGGACTTGGATTTTATGGATTCGGCTTAATTCACATGATGGGCGGGTTGACCAGATCAGTAACAGCAATATTAAGACAACTTATTGACGCAGGAACATTATCTAACCTTCCTGCAGGGTTTAAATCGCGTGGATTAAATATTCAAAAACATGACGACCCACTACAACCAGGAGAATGGAGAGATGTTGACGTTCCTGGTGGTAGATTATCAGATTCTTTCCTTCCGTTACCGTATAAAGAACCAAGCGCAACATTAACAAATCTTTTAGGTGTTTTAATTGATTCTGGTAAACAATTCGCAGCAACTATTGAGCAACCTACAAGTGATGGTAACTCTGAAGCCCCAGTCGGAACTACTGTAGCCTTGTTAGAAAAAGGTCAACGTGTAATGTCTGCGATACATAAACGTTTACATTATGCACAGCGTCAAGAATTTAAAATACTAAAAAGAGTCTTTAGTGAGTTTTTACCTCCTGAATATCCGTATTCGGTACAAGGTGCTTCTGAAAATGTATTTGCAACAGATTTTGATAAATCAGTAGATGTGATTCCTATAAGTGATCCTAATATTTTTAGTATGACCCAAAGGATAGTTTTAGCACAAACTCAGTTACAAATGGCGCAAGCGGCTCCTGATATTCATAATTTACGCGAAGCTTATAGAAAAATGTATCTTGCGTTAAATATAAAAGATATCGATTCGATATTACCACAAGAAGAACAAGTTCCTCCAAGAGACCCTATTAGTGAACAACAAGCCGCTATGACGGGTAACCCTATAAAAGCGTTTGAATTCCAAAACCATGAGGCATACGTAGCCGCGCATAGTGCATTTTTACAAAACCCCATGATACAACAAAACCCTGCGGTACTACAGGCAATAGGTGCAAATATACAAGAACACCAAGCGATGTTATATAGAGTACAGATTGAACAGGCATTAGGTCAGTCACTGCCTCCGTTAGATCAACCGATGCCGCCTGAAATGATGAACGAAATCGCAGTAGCTGCAGCAACGGCAACTCAACAAGTTACAGGTCAAGCACAAGCTATGGCACAAGCACAGGCTCAGGCGCAACAAGACCCGCAACGTGAAATGTTCGAAAAACAACTACAACAAGAGCGTGATGAGCTGATGCAAAAAGAAGCAAGCGAACAACGTAGAATAGACGTAGAAATGCAAAAAGCACAGATTAACGCTGAAGTTGAACTTGAAAGAATAGATGCAACCAGAGACGCAGCAGAAATTAAAACTGCAATAGACCTACAAGAACTAGAACTTAGAAACGAAAGAGACGTAGAAAAGAATTTTAACGAACTGGTAAAAACAGTAAAAACCACAACTAGAGAGGACTAATATGCATAGTTATAATGATAATAAAAATTACCCCAAACCTAAAAGTATGGGGGGTTCTTCCAGTATGAGCGATCCTTCTGTTCAAGACGACACGAGAACAAAAGACGTAAAAGCTGGAGAATTAATTGTAAAAGATGGCAAAGTATCGGGCGAAGAGGCACAGATGAAAGCTGGATATGGTCAAACAAAAGGACTTCTTTATTATAAGTACATTAAATAAATAATTAATGGATTATATTAAAGCGGCGGAGCATTTGCTCCAAAAAATACGAAAGAGAAAAGAAAATCTTTCGCAAACACTGGCTACAGGTAGTGTTCAGGATTTTGAACAATACCATAGAGTAGTTGGTGAAATAGCGGGTTTGAATATAGCGGAGCAGGAGATTCAAACCTTAAACTCAAATATGGAGGACATAGATGACTGAGACTGTTCCAAATCGAGTAGATAATTTTGGCAGCGCTAACACAAAACCTGTAGAAGAACAGGAAGTTGGGTTAACTGTTGAAACATTAGACTCGCACACGGAAAAATTACCGCACCCCACAGGATATAGAATATTAATTCTACCCTTTACACCACCGTCAGTAACGAAAAGTGGAATACATTTAGCAAAACAAACTGTTGATAGAGAATCTTTAGCAACGGTTGTTGGCTATGTTGTTAGACTTGGACCTGATGCGTATGGAGACGAAAATAAGTTTCCAGACGGAGCTTGGTGTCAAGAAGGAGATTGGGTTATATTCGGAAGATACGCTGGAGCTCGTTTTAAAATTGAAGGAGGCGATATGCGCCTTTTAAATGATGACGAGATTTTAGCAGTTATCGATAATCCTGAGGATATATTATCATAAACGTGGAGAACACCATGCAAGAAGAAGCACAAAAAATAGAACTAGAACTTCCTGAAGGGGAAGTTGATATAAGAGAAGCTGATGTAGATGATTCAATTACATCGGTTGAACAACCTGTAGTAGAAGAGGTTAAAGCCTCTCCTGAACAAGAACTGGACGATATTAGCGAAAGCGTACAAAAACGTATTGATAAGCTAACGTATAAAATGAGAGAAGCGGAAAGACAGCGAGATGAAGCTGTTAATTACGCCCAAAACGTCCACACAGACAATACTCAGTTAAAAGAAAAATTAAAGAATTCCGATTCTTCCCTTTTCAAAGAGTATGACAATAGGATACAATCCGATCTTGAAAGAGCAAAAAACAATTTAAAAATAGCTCAAGAAGCGGGAGATCCTGATGAAATTGCAAGTGCAACAGAATTACTTTCAAGGAGTGCAGCAGAGTCTGAAAACCTTAGAAGACTTTCTGCACAGCAAAAAGCAAGGCAAACTTCTAATGAGGAAGAAGTTGCCGTTCCCGCTCCTAACTTTAACCAACAGTCGCAACAAGCACAACCTGACCCTAAGGCAGAAGCTTGGGCAAATAAAAATGAATGGTTTGGAGATGATCAAGCGATGACTTACGCAGCATTCGGTATTCATAGACAATTAGTAGAGGAAGGTGTCGACCCACACTCTGATAATTACTATAATCAAGTTGATCAAAAAATTAGAGAATATTTTCCTCAAAAGTTTTCTGAAGAGCAATCCGCCCCCGCGCAACAGGTTGCAGCTTCTAGCAGAGGTGCTACAGGCAAGAAAAATACCGCGCGCAAAATAAAACTCACACCAAGTCAGGTAGCGATAGCTAAAAGACTGAATGTGCCACTAGAAGAATATGCAAAACATATTGAGCAAGGAGTATAAAAATGACAGATAACGATAATACAAGAAACTCCAGGTCTGCAGAGACTCGAGAAACTCAAACTCGCAGAAAGCCTTGGCAACCCCCGTCTATGTTAGACGCCCCAGAAGCCCCTCCTGGATACCAACATCGTTGGATCCGTGAGTCTGTAAGAGGACAAGATGATAAATCTAATATGTCAAAACGTATTAGAGAGGGATATGAACCTGTGAGAGCAGAAGATTATCCTGATTTCGAAGCCCCTACTATAGACGACGGAAGCAGGTCGGGAGTCATTGGAGTTGGAGGTTTAATCCTCGCTAAAGTTCCAGTTGAAACCGCACAAGAGCGCGACGCTTATTTTAAAACACAAACAAGCGACCAACTCAACGGTGTAGACCATAACTATATGCGAGAAAGCGATCCTAAGATGCCTATAAAAGATAGCGATATCCAAAGGTCATCTAAGGTTCAATTTGGAAGTCGACAAAATGAGTCGACTGATTAATAATAATTTTATATAGAGGTATATATTATGGCAAATACTGATGCCCCAAATGGGTTTACGCCAGCATACCACATGTATGGAGGTGTTATTCGTCCGTCTCGTATGAGAATTGCTAGTGCAACTAATGCATCAATCTTTTCAGGTGATGTTGTTTCTTTATCTAGTGGTTACGTAATTCAAGGCACGGCGACAAGCACTCCTATAGGTGTTTTTTATGGTGTATTTTTTACAGCAACTGATGGCACTCCAACTTTTTCTAAAGTTTGGACTGCTGACACGGCTACACAAGGCGGCGCGGATGCCGAGGCTTTAGTTTATAGCGATCCTGGTATCGTTTATGAAGCTCAATTTACTGCAGGAACCCCTGCTGTAAGTTTTATCGGCAGCAAATACACGCTTTCAACTACTGCAGGCTCTACGCTTAACGGTAGATCGAAAGAAGGTGTTACTGCAACAACTTCGTCTGGTATAGCTTTATGCGTAGGTTTTAACTTAGCTCCGTCGAATTCGATTGGCGCTAATGCTAGAGCTTACTTCACATTCCCGACGAATACGTTCGCGGTTTAATTTAGGAGTATAAATAATGGCAATTAACAGAGCACAATTAGTTAAAGAATTAACTCCTGGACTGCACGCACTTTTCGGTTTAGAGTATGATCGTTATGAAAACGAACATGAGGATATCTTCGACACAGAAACTTCTGAAAGAGCTTTTGAAGAAGAAGTGATGCTAACTGGTTTCGGTGAAGCGTCTGTAAAAGGTGAAGGTGCTGGAGTCGTTTACGACACAGCTCAAGAAGCTTGGACAGCACGTTATTCGCATGAGACTATTGCATTAGCTTTTGCTTTAACAGAAGAAGCTATTGAAGATAATCTTTATGATACTCTTGCCTCAAGGTACACAAGAGCGTTAGCTCGTTCGATGCAAACAACTAAACAAGTGAAAGCAGCGAATGTTCTTAATAACGCCTTCAACTCCAGCTTTGTTGGTGGTGATGGTAAAGAACTTTGCGCAACTGATCACCCTACGGTTGGAAACATCGACCAGAAAAATGAGCTAACAACTGCAGCAGATCTTAATGAAACTTCCCTTGAACAAGCTTTGATTGATATCGCAGCTTTTCAAGATGAAAGAGGATTAAAGATAAATGCACAAGCAACGAAATTAATAATTCCACCTGCTTTGCAATTTACTGCTGACAGACTCATGGAAAGTCCTGGAAGAGTTAACACCTCTGATAACGATATCAATGCTATAAGAAATATGGGCATGGTTTCAGGAGGATACGCAGTTAATCATTATCTAACAGATACTGATGCGTTCTTCTTAAAAACTGATGTACCTAACGGTCTTAAGCATTTCGTTAGAACACCTGTATCTACCAGTATGGAAGGCGACTTCGAAACTGGAAACGTTAGATATAAGGCTAGAGAGCGTTACAGCTTTGGATTTAGTGATTGGAGAGGAATTTTCGGATCTCCAGGAGCGTAATCTTTACAGTTCTTATTGGAAAAGGGGTCTTCGGATCCCTTTTCTTTTTTGATTCGATGATATAGAATGGATTCGAACTAGGGTAATTATAATTAATCTATCGACTGACCTAGCAGACTCGCCAAGACGATAGAGTATTAAGGAGACTTAATTATGGCAAAATCGACATTTTCAGGACCAGTTAAATCATTAGCTGGTTTTATTTCAGCAGGTAATGCAACAGTAGTTAGCTTAACAGCGGACACTACACTTACTGTAGCAGCGCACGCAGGTAAAGTTATTACTTGTAACGATGCAGACGGTAAATTTACTTTACCAAGTATTGTAGCGACAGCTCCAGGAAGAGACGATGATCCTAATCAAACTAATAATTTAGGAGCAAGTTTTTTCTTCGTAGTAGAAACAGCAGCCACAGATATGGACATATTAACTGACGGAACAGATAAATTCGTTGGAGGTCTATACACAGGTGTAACTGATGCGACAGGTAAAACATTTATATCTGGTGCTTCTAATGATGTAATCACTATGAATGGATCAACTAAAGGTGGACTAGCTGGTAGTATCGTAAAAGTAACTGCAATGGCTTCTGCTAAGTATGCAGTTGAAGGTATTATTTTAGGTTCAGGAACTTTAGTAACACCATTTGCTGACGCTTAATAGGAGACTAATATGAGCTCATCAGATGTAAAAGCCTCAGTGCCTTTGACCTCGACTGGTCAATTACAAGGTACTATAGGAAGTGGAGCAGGTACAGCGACTAATTTAGGACCACTAAGAATTCAGTCAGTACAGGCTCAAGCTAGTGCTGCTGACGCCACTATAAAGGTATACGATGGAACAAGTGCTTCTGGAACTAAACTTCTAATGGAATTTAAATTTGGTAGTGCCGCAAACGAATCGTTTGATCATTATCTACCGAATGACGGAGTTTATTTTAAAAGTGGAGCATACGTCGTATTAGCTAATTGCGACTTCTTTGTTGCTTATCATTGTTAAAATATGGCAACCTCAGGAACTCGTACATTTAGTTTAGATGTAGCGACAGCAATAGAAGAGGCATATGAACTTGCGGGTCTAGAAGCCCGCACGTCATATGATGCCGTAACTGCTCGACGCTCGTTAAATATTATGTTTGCAGATTGGGCAAACAGAGGTATTCAGATGTGGGAAGTTGTTAAAGTTGAACAA